TGGCACCTGCCTGCGCGCCCAGGAAGAGACTGTGAGAGACCGTCCCTGACGTTGGGATGCGAGGAGACTCGTGGATGAGCACGTTGCCCCACATCCCCGTTGCTCTGGTGAACAGCGGGTTGGACGACCCCCTGTTGTGAGCCAGAGCGACCATGTCCCGCCAGATTGAGGTCCCCGTGGCCGTACGCAGATCAGTGATGCAGTACGGGTGGACGATCATGATGAACAACTCTTGTCCGTCCACGATGGCGGGTCGCATCAGGGGGGTGATGGTCGTTGCCTTCTCGTAGGCGATATCGACCATATCCGTAGTGAACAGCACCGTTGGAGAGTCGACCCAGTGATCGGCGTCGGTGGTTGCCCCAGTGTCTGCGGGTTCCAACAGCGCGTTCCCGGCGAAGCCATCCCCGGCCAACTCTGCCGCGAGCGCAGGGTTGTTTGTCCCGGCGGTTCCCGCCAGATACGCGAAGAGGATCTCGTCATCGATCGTCGCGAACCTGTCGCTCAGATTCGAGCGGGCATCGGCTCGCAGATCGTGCAGAGTTCGCTGAGACGACATGCGCCGGAAGGCATGCGCCAACCTGCGCTGGTCGATCTTGATCTCGTCCTGCACATAGGTGAGTTCCTCTTCCATGCCGGAGATCTCGTTGTCACCAGTCACACCGTACTGGCTCATCTGCATGAGCAGATCCCACTTGATCGTGTCACCGGCATTCGCTTCGAGATCCGACAGCCGTTGGATCACGTTGGTGGGTTTGGTACCCATGAGACGCGACGCCCACATCTTGTGGATCGATTCGCGCCAGAGCAACCGAGACCATCTCTTGACGGTCTGGGCCGCATTGGTTCCGAAATGTGTTTCAGCCACAGCAAGTAGCCCCCATTCTCGGGTTCGAACGAAGAGAGGCGACTTTCACCTCTCACACCGATGCGCGAATCGGCTCGTTCTGCGCGGTTCAGGGAAGTCGGTCCCTGACCGTCACCCGAGGGTGGTGATGCTATCTGCCTCGCTGTCTCCGGTGTTTCGCCCCGGAGGATCGCCTGCAGCGGTCAGGGATACTCGCTGTTATGTGGTAGCTCTTTCCAACTCTTCCACTTCGTCATCTGTCAAGGCGAGCAATTCATCAGGCGAGAGGTCTTCCAACTTCTTTGACTCGACCCGAGGCTTCGCTCGTCTCCTTCCGCGCTTCATACTACGCGGACGATTTCCTGTACGCAACACCTTCTCGGTTCGCTCGTCCTCACTGCTCTCCCTATCCCTCTGATTTCCCGTCATCTTTTCCTGGTGCGACTGTACCAATTCTCGGAATACCATGGGGTCGTTGGGGGCATGAATGAGCTTCCTCCAGTCCACGCCGGGGAACCGGCGCTCGAAGCGTCGATCGAGACCTTCAGCGGTGATCATCTCCGTCAGGTTCGCCTCACCCTGGGGCAGGACACCGACCTCGTTCACTGTGGTCCCCACCAGGCGATCGAGATAACCATACGCATTCTCCAGGTCATCGATCGTGTCGCTGACCTGGATTGGGTCATCCGCATCATCGAGCAGTTGAGACCGAAGCTTCTGGTAGTTCGCTGCCGTCTGGGCAACAGCCACCGCAGCCGGATTGAGAGGTACCCCCGTCGGTCTCTGTGGAACTGCAGTACGCCTGGTCTCGCGCAGCAGGGATTCAGTGTCGACGGTGAGCTTGCCGTCTTCGTTCATCTTGAGTTCGATCTCGCCAGGAACCCTCGTGTCATCCTCTGCGGCGGGAGCTTCCACTGCTGGCCCCGGTTGCTCGTACATCTCCTGCAGTTGCTGGTTGGCACGAGCAGCACGAGCACGCTCGCGCATGCGGAACATGTCGCGCCTGAAGCCATCCCGCTCCTTCTCGCGATCCTTGACCCGCTCACGAAGCTCAGTGACGGACAACGATTCGAGATCGTCCTCGTCCTCGGCTTCGGCTTCGGCTTCGTCCTCGTCCTCGGCTTCGGCTTCGACCTCGGCTTCGACCTCGTCCTCGGCGGTCTCGTCTGCCTCGATCTCTTCTAACTCAGCTTCCTCTTCGAGGGCTTCGGGCTCTTCACGTCCGACTGCTTTCTCTTCCTTGGCCATCTCATCCCCCAATGGCTTGCCGCGAAGGCGCAGGGCCACGCGACTGTTGCATACGCATCACCTCACGTACGACATCGAACAACCTGTTTCGCTCGTCACCGTTCGCCTGCGTCCAGACCTGCGAGAACCCAATCGCGAAGTCGCTGGCGTCGTCGACAACATCTATCAGCTCACCAATGATGTTGTGCCGCTTGGTCTCATCGAGCTTCGCCTTGTCGAGCATGAGCTTGCCCTGGTTGATCATGGCGTCCGCCTTGAACTGGTCCTCGATCGACTTGGCTTCCCTCATGTTGCTCTGCGCAGATGTCTGCATCTGGCGCTTCACGTACACCCTCAGACGATCCACCATGTGGGGCGGAAGGTTCGATGCGTCGAACAAGACTTCGGGATCGATAGGCACCTTGGCCGTCATCATGGCCATGAGCATTTGGAAGTGCATGATTGCCTCGCTGGATCCGGCTGCGGCGGGGAGGAGGTCCACGTTGTAGTGGATGCGGCGTAGATCACGGATGTACGTCCGTTGGTTGTTGGACGCTTTATCCTCGATCATTCCGTTCCAGACTTGGAAGCGCCGCTGGTTGGCGAGAAGCCTCCCTATCTGCTTGTCGGACATGGCACGCACCGGAACCTGCATCATCTTCTGCATGATGAGCTTACGAGTGCGATGGAACTGTTTGAGGATCGGGAGCGTCGTCAATAGCGACTTCCGCTGCTTTAACTGCGTCGTTGCCGCAGCCTCGGGGATTCCGCGCGGTTCCTGCATCTCGTCCACGAAGACGTTGCTGATCACGTCGATCATGCGGAGCCCAGTATCCATCATCCTGGCGACAGCGTCGGGGAAGGTGGGCGCATTGCGAGCAGTGATCTTATCGAACTTTCCGGCTTGTGTTTCTACGATGCCACCCTCGCGCATCGCTTCTTCAGCTTGCGTCTTGTCAACCAGGGCACCGACTTCCGCGATCAGCCCAGGGTTCCCCTGGCGCGAGATCATCTCCAGGGTCTGGGAGTGCCGCTTGTTGACTTCCTTCTGCGGGTCCTTGAGTCCGCGAACCTTGCCGTACGGCATGTTGTCGCGATCGAGCATGCAGATATAGGAGATCACAGAGAAGCCATCGAAGGGCATCGGTGATGGCTCGTCGTAGAGGAGCTTGCTGCCGACGAAGTCGATCCAGTAAAACTTCTCACGAAAGACATCGACAAACTCGAACTGTCCGGGCACCACCTTCTCGATGAGCCTGCGCTTCTTGTCAGACACTTCGACCTGTTCATCGCTGTCGGGCATCAGGAGAACAGTGATGCGCTCCGTCTCGACGTGCTCCATGTGGACGACGCGCACCTGATGGCGCTTCGTGTCCCAGTAGAGCAGGCGACGACGGTGCATGTGCCCACCAGATATGGAATCGTCCGTGATCTGACGCGCGAAAGATTCACCAACAACGCCACCACCACCATCCTTCGTAACCGGCGCGAAGATCTCGGACAGCTCGTCTTTGGTGAGATCGGGATAGTCCGCTTTCAGCTCGCTCTTCGTCAGCCAGTGGTGGGAAAAGAAGAACCTCGCATCTGCGCGATCCCGGCGGCGCGAGTTTAGGTCCCACAGCACCTCAGTCGGATCCATTGGCTCGATCGCCACCTTCAGTTCTGTCACATCGAGATCATCCGGCTCCACGTCGATCATGATGTTGCCGATCCCGGCAGAGACCCCGTCTTCGAACATCATCGACTCGGCCACATCCAGTTCTGCGACCTCGCAGATACGATGCTTGAGGATGTTCATCACGTCGGCTGCGCTGCGATCGTTCACGTCCTCCGCGACGAAGATCGGCTCTTTCGCGTTGTCCTCGTTGGCCCCGACCAGATGGAGGATCTTCGCCTGCAGCACGTTGAATGTCAGGGCGGGCCTGCCACGTTTGCGTAGATACTCCAGGTCTTCAGGAAGCCACTGGCTCCCATGGTAGTAGTCCAGGTCTTCCTCGACTTTGTCGACCCAGGTGGTGTACTGATCAATGGTGTCCTCGTACTCAGCCTTCACCTTGGCGAGCTTGGCGTCGCTGTAAGGCTCACACTCTTCGAACATCAGGACTTCCTCCTCGCAGACTTCCTTTGCCTATGCTCCCGCTTCCTCACTTCCTTCACGCCCCCGATGTTGTGCTTCGTAGCTGTCGCATGAGCTATCCGCTTGGCTTCCTTTGGAGACTTCCCCTGCTCCCGAAGAGAGCTTGAGATCTTTCGCACTGCGCGCTTGTACTTCTTGGGCATCAGTTGGTACGACCCTACCTGTGTGTCTTCGGCTTCTTGCCACTCGCCGAGCGGATACCGCGCACCCTGGCCTCCTGCTTTTCGATGCGATGGCTCACCGCATCCTCCTTTGTGGGGGGAGAAGAAGGCATATGCTTCGACTGAGTCATATATTCCTTTGCGGGGGGAGAACGAAGCTGCTTCGACTTACCAATAGGCTTCGACTTTCTTACCGACTTCTTTGCTGCCATTGCGTAACCTCCTTAGTTAGCCATCCACGTCCGCTCAGACGATGCCCGAGAGGGAGTGATGATCTTGCGGATCTTCTCTGAGATGGGAGCTTCCTCGGCAGCGAGACACATGTACGCGAATGCGTGCCGGATGTGATCGTTCTTCCTGCCACCGAGGATGACCCACCGTGTCTTGGGAGTTCCTGTCTTGTCGTCGCGAGTCTGCACGCGACCAATGTTCTTCATCTGCGTGACCATCGCTTCCCACCGCTCGTCCTTGCGCGGGAAGGTGCAGTTCTGTTGGATGATCGTGCGGTGGGAGTGATCTAGAAGCTCAGTACGATTGACGCTGACACGAGCTTCCTTTTCTTTCCAGTCGTAAGCCTGGCGCTGCACGTCGGAATACCAACAGCCCCATGCGCCTGGATGGGACGATATGAACTCCCTGACCTTTCGAGTCTCAGCCATCTCGTCCAGTACACCGCAGCAGACGTTGAATCGCTGCCACTTATCATGCAGCTCTCCAAAGCCGGGAAGTACCCCGTAATCGAGAACATTGATGTGCCTCTCTGAAACTTTCTCGCCGACCATGTAGATCACGTCCTGCTTGCCGATGTCTGCACCCAGGACGCACGGACCCTGGGCTGCGTGGGCTCGCCGGTAGTCGCCAACGACAGCATTCATGGCCGCATCGTCCAGCTTGTCATCGAGGGAGGCATAGGCCAGGGCGAGCCGGTGGTTGTAGAACTCCTTCAGGTCGAAGGTCGGCGGGGGGTCGGGATCCTCGTACTCTTCGAGGATGGTGCGAGGGCTGATGGTCGGAGAGCAGAGTTGAGAGATGAAGTACCCGTGACGCTCGTCGTTCTCGGGGAATGCAGCCACCCACTCCCCGTCCGCTACATAGATCTGCTTCTCGCACTTCTTGCAGCCACGGACGACGGTGTTCTCGCTTACGCGCACGAGGCACTTCGGGAACTCTTCCTCCATACACGTCCATGCGCCGCAGTGCTGACACTTGATGTGCCACATGCGCTGATCACTGCGCTGATACTTCAGATCTACGCCGAAGTCAGGAACCGTGGGGGTTGAGAGTGACGCTTCATCCCCAGCGTCACCCTCTGCAGCATCGATTCGGTGACGAGCGAGTTCGATCATGACCGGATCCATCTCGTCTTCTTCATCGAACACAATGCCGTCGACCGGGATCGCCTTCAACTGCGATCGAGATCGAGCCCCCCGGAAATAGACGAAGGCGTTACCAACTCGCTTGATGTTGATGCTGTCCGTCCCGGCGACAGACCTGGCCAGGACTTCGTTCTCCTTGAGCAGACGGTCGAAGCGAGACTTCGAGAAGTCACTCACGTCGTCGCGGGTAGGCATGAGGTAGAGAACACCGCGAGGATACTGCGTGATGCACTTGTCGATCGTGCGGAGCACGAAACAGACGGTGAAGCCCATCTGAGAGCCTTTGCGCACGACGATCTGCCGGTGGTCGTCATCGAACAGGTCGATCAAGAACGGGTAGCGTTTGAGCTCGAAGGCGACACCGTCGACCCTGAGATCCATGTCTTGGAAGCGTAGGGCACGCGAAGCTGCGTATAGGCGATCGATCTCGTCCATCACAGACCCACTAGCTGCCTGAACACATTGTCGATGTTGGCGACCCTGGCCTTGGCGGGATTACTGCTCGTGTCGATGCCTAAAGACTGGGCCATGCTGACGGTGATGGCGTGATGGTCGTCGGCGAGCTGGCTGGCCTCGGGAGGAGGCGGGGGCGGCTTGCCAGTAAGGGGCCGCACCCTAAGCAAGCGGTCACCGAGATGAGCCCTGAAGTTGGGATCGCGCTTAATCTGGGGACGCTGACCCACGTTGCAAGATCCTCCGCTTTCCCATCTCTTGCAACTCTTCAC